CTCGAAATTTAGATTAGCAATTACGCCTTCGCAGTTGTGGTCCTAAATCAATACAAATATGCAAGTCTTTAAGAGACAACTACACGCCTTTCAGCGCCTCACGGTTATGCCATGAGTGGTGTGTGGTTAAGCCACACACGTATCTACATGAGGTGTTTTTCGTCCACCTCTAGACGCGTTCCCCTATTCTCCTAGCCGGGGGACTGGCTGCGATATATACAAACAAGATGCCGCTTGTTGTTATACCTAATCGCTCTCCGAAGATTACTTAGCAGTTTAACGCCATGCTCAGGGCAATCCCCCCGAGTTTAATGTGTTCGGGGGAACCACACGCATATTTAATACACTTAGCCTTTTATTGCCATGCTCAGGGCAAACCCCCCAAATTTATATAGCGTTTGAGGGCAACGCTTTGCGACCACACAGGGTAATCACTAGGGTGCTGAAGGATACGACGCGTAATAATACATCGTCGGTACATTCAGAAATCCCATCAAGCTAAAGTCAGATCCAATACTATAGTAGGTATACAAAGTAGGATACGAACTCGCTTGAGTGGTTTGAAACAACGGGTGAAGATGAGCTTGAAATTCAAACTGATCATCCGTCGAATCGTCTTCCGAGGTTCCTTGCGTCGCATAATCGGGGTTATTTGACAGCATTCGGTATTTAGAATACATAGGCAAGGAAACGGCGCAACCGGTTTGGGTTCTCTGATTCAGCAGTGATTTACCAGGAGCACCAGATGTTTCTCCTCCAGAGGAGTAGAATCTAGCTCGCTGGTCCCATCCCGTGCTAGTCAATCCTCCAAGGAAGATACCAGCACCAGCTTCATTTGATCGTGTCACGGACATAGATCCACAATACTCAATACCATCGAAATTAAAATTATAATTATACGATCCACGTCTTGCAATAAAGCAAGGAGCACATAGAGTATATGGAGTAATCGCAACAAAGTTGAAAGGAGCGCTTGGACCACCAAGAATACTTAAGGCCGTGTTCAATCCCGAGGGATCGTAACCGAAGTATCTGGGGGACCGGTTGTGGATCAGTGTCAACACAGCCTCCGAAAAGGTTGAATTGAACGTCCACGTATACGCGCCCTCAAAACAAGTACGCCGCAACAACTGTCTCAAAGATACAATCTTCTCTCCATTATAGACCAGCGAAATGCTCTCTGCTGGTTTTCCACCCTGGAACATCTGTTCACAAGATGGAGCATCATATGAGATAACATCGGCCTGAGGAGGATAGTAAGAGACAAAATCAAATTGGTCATCTGGATTAGCCACATCAAAGTTGTTACCGGCCCGAACGGATACCATGACTGGTATGGCGGACGAGGCGACCGGGGAAGTCTGTTCTGTAAACACTGAAATGAATAAAGATCCATTATCAGTGTCCGTAGAAGGCGCTGCAATAGCACCTGACCCATAAAGGGTCACTCCCGGCTGTAGTTGACGACGGGTCAACCAGGATGTGGCGGCCAGATAAGGCACCTCAATCTCGATATCCGTGCATTCCGATATATCCACGATTTTAGAATAATTCGTCTCCAAATTAGGAGGCGCAGCATCCAAATTCGCATACGGATCCCAGGAAATGACTACTCTACCTTTATGGTATTTCGTACATATAAATCGGAACCGAAAGATAATCGATCCTCGCCAAAATCGAAATAAAGACGAGAAATGGTGCAACGGAGTCGCTTGGATTGCGGTGATTGTAGTTGTCTCCGCTCGATAGAGATTGGGGGTCACTAGAGTAGAGAACAACTTTTGGCCAGTCGCGTCAGACGCTAACCAGTCGAATTGAGTCAAATAAGATTCACGGGACAATAAGTACCATAAACTCATATCATCATTATCAGATAGACCGACAACCCGAGGATCAATAGTGATCTCATTCTTCGGGTCGATGGTCATCTTATCGACTGGTTGGCCAATCTCAGTGGAAGCAAAACTGTGGAAATTCATACTTTTCACAGGTTTGACATCATCAACAACTGGTGTGTTAGTGAATCCAAAGAGAGAGGCAATTTGTCCGACTTTCGTGGCAATAACTGATGACGCAGTCATATAAGGACCAATCACAGGAACGTTCCCGAGTTTACCCGTAGCGTCTGCAATGGCAGAGGCTGGACCCGAGATCTTTCCTGAAGTGGAATACTCATCAGACTGAAGCGGACGATTAGTTGTATAAACTTTATAATCCGCTTTGGCATCAGCACGCACAATATCATATCTCTCCTTAATCTTGCGGGACGTCGATTTATTTGCAGGCTTTCCACGAACTGGCTTTAGAACGGTAGTCAGAAGATTTCTAACATCATTCTTAGGTAGTTCGGGGTTAGCTACCGGCGGTTCACCGGGTACAATATAATCGGAGTGCAATGCTTGCAAAGGCAAATACACTGTAGGTCCACACAAGTGCACATCCTCAGCCCAGGCTAGGACTTGGATACTGCAACCAACTCCAGCGACAGAGTTGGCATTGTCAAGAGATGTGTACGATTTGATTGTTAAGGCTCCCATCTCAGCGAATTCAGATAGGAAACCAACACGCAACCAATCCGATGTGTGAATAAAGGGTAATTCCAACTCACCTCCCTGATTGCACTGGGGGTACAACCAGACATGAGGTCTTTGAGATAAAGGAATCAACCACCCGTCGAACGAACTTAATTGAACGATCGCAGCGGGATTCAAACCGGATTGTGGTTGATAGGAAGCGATTGCGCACCCATAATAAAACGGGGCTGCATTAATCACAATCTTCAACTTTAGCTTACAATTAATATAGGCATATGAGCTGATTTTTTCAATAATATTAGCATTACTGAAATAAGCCTCCCAAGGATTCAAAGCCAATGAAAACTGGGTCCCTTCTACCCAATCCACTGTTTGGATAACAACGGGTCGGGATAGATAATCTGCCAAATCTGCACCCGCAGCATAATTTGCTGTGAATGAAGGATCAGATATAGGAGGGGCCATTGTCATGGTCCCGGCTTGCTCATCTGTGTATATAACCGTTTGCTGGGTGTCGGTTTTCACGCCTTGCTCTGATTTCTCAGACTCGTTTTGTGTTAAAGGAATAGCATCACTCATAAAAATACGGGTGACCTAACCAGATCCTTCCCACATGCATCGATCTAGGCCGAAATCGATGTTGCACCAGCTTTGGATAGAGGAATGTTACATCTCCACCCTTAATTTCACACTTCTTACTCCATGGCGAATAACTTAACTTTCCTATTCATCGTTAGGTGGACGTTTACCACCAATGATTATCGGGGTCCGTTACTCTTGGAGCGTGAATGCATAAATTTTCGCTAGCACGCAGATCTAGTTCCCTCTTCGGGACAATTGCTGTTTTCACTAATCGAGGCGATCTTTCAGGACGATAGAAAGTCGCTTTATATTCGGTGCACAGAAAACTCACTGAAAACGCACACCTAGGTTCCCCTCGGCCGGGAACCTGGCCTCTCTGGAGTGACTTACTCCATCAAACCAGCCACTCTATCCGACAGATCATGATATCGCACGCGATAATCATCTGCTGTTGGAAAAGAGATTGGGTTTAATGGTCCATCAATACCTTCCACCTGATGATTTCGTATCCAATACTCCTTGAACCAGGTCTCGAACTTTTCCATAACGGGAGTGCCATGGAAGTATAATTCCCAATGCACACTCTCGAAGCAAGCTTTCACTTGTTCGGACTCCGATATGCTTTTTGAACGAACCCACGTGGTCAGGGTTTTCTCAAGAGACGAAAAATCCAGTTGGCACGTATATTCTTGCAATTCTTCATGAAACACAAAAGAACGCTTTAGAAACGACGCACCCAACTTGGCATCATGGATAGAAATATAAGGGATGGATTCCTGCTCTTTATTCGCCATGGTCATTGTCACACCGATATCAGCAAGTGTTTTACTAATTGTGGTATGGTTAAACCAGGGAATATCAGGACTCACACCCATAATATTATCATCTCCATAAGTCATCAACTTCACATTTGTCTTAAAGTCAGTACACTCCTTCTCCGGATTTAGCTCTAAATAAGCATACCGGAGATATATAGAATTAACCAAGCTATTAATCACAACTGTTAAAGGATGACCAGAAGGATTCGATCCATAAAAT